GAAGTGATGCGCGACGTGGCGGATGGCATCCGCACCAATGTGTCGGTTGGTTATGAATTGCTCGATATTCGCGAAGAACCCGCGAAGAAGGGCGAACCCCAGACCTATCGCGCGGTGCGCTGGCGTCCGCTGGAAGTGAGCCTGGTTTCCATACCCGCCGATATGACAGTTGGCGTGGGGCGGGAAGCGCCGGCTTCTGTTTTACCTCAACCGAAAACACAGGAGATCACCGGCATGGAACCGGAAGTGAAGGAAGCGCCCGCCGCGCGGGCGATTGATGATGGTGCGGAGCAGCGCCGCCAGAAGGAAATCATGGACCTGGCCACCCTGGCCAATGTCCGTGACATGGGCGTTGATGCCGTGCTGAACGGCGACACGCTGGACCTTTTCCGCGGCAAGGTGCTGCTGGCCCGCCAGGGTGAAGCCAAGCCGCTTGGTGTGGCGCCGGCGCAGTTGGACATGACGCCGAAGGAAGTCGCGCGTTACAGCGTGTTCCGCGCCATGCGCGCGGCGGCGGAAAATGACTGGAAGGACGCCGGCCTGGAATTGGAAGCGCATCGCGAACTCTCCAAGCGCTTCGGCGCCGGGCAGGGCAAGCGCAGCTTCTATGTGCCGCTTGATGTCCAAAAGCGCGACCTGGTGGCGGCCACGCCTTCGGCGGGTGGCAATTTGGTGGCAACGGATAACATCTCCTTCATTGACATTCTGCGCGCGCGCAGCGTGGTGATGCGCATGGGCGCCATGCGCATGACCGGCCTGGTGGGCAATGTCACGGTGCCGCGCCAGACCGGTGCGGCCACGGCGGCCTGGCTGGCGAATGAAGGCACTGGCGTTTCTGAATCTGACCAGACCTTCGGTCAGATGGCGCTTAGCCCGAAAAACGTGGCGGCCTATACCGAACTCAGCCGGCAGCTGATGATGCAGTCTTCGCCTTCCGCTGAAATGATCGTGATGAATGATCTGGCGGCGGTGGTGGCGCTGGCGGTGGATAGCGCCGCGATCCAGGGCACGGGCCTGACCGGCCAGCCGACCGGGATCATCAGCACGTCTGGCATTGGTTCCGTCACCGGCACAACCATCGCCTACTCTGGCATTCTGGAATTCCAGACCGATGTCATGGCGGCGAATGCGCTGATCAATGCGGCGACCTCCGGTTATGTCTGCACGCCGGCGGTGGCGGCGCTGTTGGCGGGGCGGCAGCGCTTTGCCAGCACGGATACGCCGCTTTGGGAAGGTGGGCTGATGGATGGCCGCGTGGCGGGCTTTGTTGCGATGTCTTCCACCCAAATGCCGGCCAGCCGCTTGCTGTTCGGTGATTTCAGCCAGCTTGTGATTGCCGAATGGGGCGCGCTGGAACTGGATGTGAACCCCTATGCCAACTTCCCGGCGGGGATCACGGGTGTGCGGGCCTTCTATACGGTTGATGTTGGCGTGCGCTACGCCGCCAGCTTCAGCTACAGCACGGCCATCACCTGATGCCGCGCGCGAAAGACGCGCCGGCGCTGGTGGCGGGGGCGGAAGCCCCCGCTGCCGATGGCCCGGCGCAGGCAAGCACCACGCGGCTGCGCGTGCTGCGCCAATTCCTTGTCGCGGGCGAAGTCCAGGAAGTGGGCAGCATTGTGGTGCTGCCCCGTCCCCTGGCGCGCGAATTGATCGGCGCCGCCAAGGCCGAATCCGCGCCGGAAGACGCGGCGGATGACGCCGCGTGACTGTATGGGATGACGCTTTCCGCACGATCCTTGCTGATGATGATTTGGCGGAAAGCGCCACCTATTACGCCGGCGGCGCCGGGCCCGGCCAGGCGCTGCGCGTGATCCGCTCAGCGCCCATCGCGCCAGCCTTTGGCCCGGCCGGTGGCATGGGTAGCCTGCAGCCCGCCTGCGTGGTGGATATGCTGGTGGCCGATGTGCCCACGCAGCCTTCGCCCGGCGATCTGCTGGTGATGGGTGATGAGACCTTCCGCGTGGAATCAGCGGAACGTGACGATCTGCGCCTGGCCTGGCGCCTGATGCTGGCGGAAGAAGCCTGATGCCAACCCCCATTCGTGAAGCCGTGCTGGCCGCCGTAGCCGCGCGGCTGAAGGCAGAGCTTTCCGGCGTGACGGTGCTGCGCGCGCATCGCGCGCCCCTGGACCCGCGCCAATGCCCTGCCGTGATTATCACCGGCACCGGCATGGATGCCGATGAAGATATCTCCTTCGGTGAAACCCAATGGCGCATTGGCTTTACCGTGGCTGGCTACATTACCGCCGCGACTGACCTTGTGGCCGAACAAGCGCTTTCCGCGCTGCATGCGCGCCTGGTGGCCGCGCTGCAGGATTATGATCTGGGCCCCGCCACCATCCAGCCGAACATCACCGGCGCGGAATTTGAACTCTACAGCATCGAAGAATCTGCCGCTCCGGCGGGTGAATTCAACGCAAGCTTTGAGGCCTTGGCAATGACGCCGGCGGCCAGCCCTTACGCTCCCTAGAAAGGATCAAACATGAGCACGAATCTGGTGCGTCAGCGTTTTGCGGCGCTCGCCGTCAAGATTGAATCCACCCCTGGTACTGACGCAATTGCCGGGACGCCGGCAAATGCGGACTACCTTGAGGTGAATGGAGAAATTCAATTTGATCAAACCGCAGTGCCAAACCCTGTAATGACAGGCAGTTTGGATCCTGCTGCGTCCATTGTCGGCGGTATGCGCGCACGCTTGCGTTTGACGGTTCCGCTGCGTGGTTCCGGCACGGCTGGCACGGCGCCGGAATGGGGGCGCTTGATGCAATGCGCCACCATGCAGGAAACGCTGACGGCCGCCGCCGTGCCTGCCAGCCCGCTTGCGTTGAGCGCGGGTGGTGCTTCCGCCGTGACTCTGGGCGCCACCTTCGGCACCACTGCGCAGCAATACCGTGGCATGCCGCTGGCGCTGGGCGCCATCACGGGCGACCAGCCCGCACTCAGCGCCATTGCGGATTACACCGCGGGCCGCGTCGCTTCGCTGATCCACACCGTCAGCACCACCTTCACCGTCACGCAAACCGCGCAAATCCCGATCAACCAGCGCTACAGCCCAACCAGCGATGAAGCGGTGTTCAAGACCTGCACCATCTATGCCTATCAGGATGGTATGCGCTGGCGCTTTACGGGCTGCTTGGGCACCTGGTCCCTTGAGTTGACCACAGGCGGGATTGGCTTCCTGTCATTCGACTTTATGGGGAGTTTTGTGCCAACTGCGGAGAATGTTTCGATGCCTGTCGGCTGGAACACCGCAGCCCGCCCGACCGCCCCGCGTTTTGTGGCTGGTGCTTGCCGCTTAGCTGGTGCCGTTGCGCGTGTGGGGCGTTTTTCAGTGCAGGCGGGGGTCAACACGGTACTCCCTGAAAATCCGGAAGCTGCAGAAGGTTATGATCCGGCCGTTCCGGTTTCGCGCAACGTGGTTGGCAGCATTGATCCGTTAATGGATACTACGGTTTCCATCCCGCGCTTCAACAATTTCCGCAACGGCACTAACATGAGCCTTGGTGCCATCCTTGGCAGCACCCCCGGAAACCGCTTCGCTATTGTGCTGCCTTCCGTCCGTGCCACCGCCATGAACCCTGGTCAGCGGGGTGGCTTGGTTGTGGATACCATCAGCTTTGAGGCTGAAGGTCCTGATGCCACGGTGTTCCTGACCGCCTTTTAATCCAATCCTCGCACAGCGGAACGCGGTTGCGCGCGTGGCGGGTTGATGCCCGCTTGGATTGAAACGCGGTTGCGCGCGTCCCGGTGTCATGTGCAAGTGGCATCGCGCGCGTGACACTGGCCGGGCTGTGTGCGCAGCCCGGCCACCCACCCTCGCACAAGGGATTCCCATGAAAACCGAAGAACCTGTTTTGTCCCGCCGATCCATCCGCAAGGTGGATGGCAAGCGCGGCATTTATGAAGTGGCGCCGCTCACCATCCGCGAACGCGCGGCGTATCGTGCGGATATGGCGCGTGAAGGCTGCCGCCTGCCCATGCGGTCTGAATTGCTGGAAGGCCTGGCCAGCGCCATGAAGGAATTGGCGCCGGATAACCTGGCGGATTTGCTGGCCGTGATTGCCCGCGCTGAAGCGGCGCAGGTTGATGGCGCGGAACCCATGGCCAAGGCCGATGAAGATGCGCTGCGCGTCATGGAATCCGCCGCGCGCGCGGTGCCCGCCTATGCCGCCATGTTGGCGGACCAGGTGCGCTGGTTTTCGCTGATGCCGCTGGTGACTGCGCGGCACGCGCTGCGCGGCTGGCAATCTGACCTGCTGCCCCCCTTCCAGCGCGTGCGCGGCCTGGTGCCGGATGAGCTTTTGGAAGAATGCGGCGAAGAAGACCTGTCCATCATCGCCGGTGCCGCGATTGACCTGATGCAGGTAACCAAGGCGCAGGAAAAAAACTAAGGGGCGCCCTTGCCGCACTTCACGGCATTGGCGCTGGCGAAGGCCGATACGCTTCCGATGGGGGCGCGTTTCTGATCGGCGATGAAGAAGTGGCAGAAAACCCGCGCATCACCACGCCGCGGGCATTCATTGAATTTGTGCAGCTTTGGTTCGCCTGCCGGGCCGGCATGGGTGGGTATGCCACCTGGCCGGATGCGGGCGGCGTGGCGGACCAGGCGGCCTGGGTTTTCGATGCCTTCCGCAGCTTGGGCGGGATCGAGGCGGAACTGGAGGCGGCAAAAAAGCGGCGAAGGGGCGGTGAATGAAAATCCTGGTGAAAGCGAACAAGCTGATTTCCGATGAAATCAAGCAGCGCCAGGAAATTCTAGCGTCCGGTTTGCGGGATGGCGTTCACCGCACGGGTGAAGTGCTGCAGGCGGAGCTGCGCGCCCAAGTGCGCCGCGCCAATCTTGGGGAAGGGCTGGAAAAAGCCTGGCGCTTGGACAAATTCCCCAAGCGCCGATCGAAGCTGAATCTGGACCCGGCGGCGGTGGTGTATTCCAAAAGCACCATCCTGCACCGTGCTTTCGATGAAAGCCGCACCATTCGCGCGGGCCGGAAGCAGTATGTGGTGATTGCGCTGCCGGCCGCCATTCATCTTGGCCTTGGCTATTCGCGGAAAAGCCGTAAGGGCGGCACGGTGCCGGCGGGCGCGCTGCGCAAGGTTTCCGATATTGACGAAGCCGCCAAAAAGCTGCGCGCGGTGGTGGTTTCCGCCACACATGGCAAGCGCGGGCCGCGCGTGGCCAAGGCCAAGCCCAAGGGGCGTAATGCGCCGATCGAAGGCCGCCGCATCCTGATCATGAAGGCGAAAAAGGGCGAAGGCCTGACGGCGGTTTTTGTCGCGCCAGACCAGAAAAAGCCGTTGCCGCTTTTCGCGCTGCGTCGCCAGGTGGCCGGGCGGAAACTATTGGACATTGCTGGCCCGGCTGAAGCCGCGAAGCTGGCGGTGAAACGTGAAGTGAATGCAGCAATAGCAGGAAGGTTGGCATGAGCGGTTCCGCAGATCAGCGCCTTTCCATCCGGCTTTCCTTTGAAGGCGCGCAGGAAGCGCGCGCGCAACTGGAACAGCTTGGCCAGGCAGGCGATACCGCCATGCGCAAGCTGGAAACGGGCGGGCAGGCTGCCAGCCGGGGCGTGGCTGCGGTCGGCTTGGCCGGTAATGCGCTGCGCCAGGGCCTGAGCCAGGTCAATGGCGATCTGGCGATCACGCAGCGCCAGTTTGAGAGCCTGGCGAATTCCACCTTGGCCCTGGCCACATCAATGCGCAGCGGCGTGGGCTTGGCTGGCAGTCTTGGCTTGGTGGTGGTGGCTGCCACGGCAGCCTATGAGATTTTCCGTAATTGGGATTCAATCAGTGATAAATTCGGGAAATCCATTGATTGGCTGACGGGCCGGTATCGGGACAACGCGACCGAGCTGACCAAGGTCAATGATGTTCTGCTTGAATTTTCGCGCTTGTCTGAAACCGCGGCGCAAGCAGGCATAAGAAGCCAGATACGCACGCTGGAAGCGCTGGCCACGGCTGGGCAGGCTTCGCGCCAAGCGCTGAGCGCTGAAATCACCAATATCCAAGGGGAAATTGACCGTCGAATTGGATTAAGGCCAGAGGTTCTAAGTGCCGCGCGTAGCGGGCCAGGTGGCGCGGCGCTTTCGGAAGAAAGTGAACGCATCCTGCAGTTGGAAATTGCCCGCGTGCGTGAAAACGCAGCACGAAATCCTGAGATTATTCGCCTGCAGGCGGAAATCGCGCAGCGCCGCGGCGCCGTTGGTGATCTGGATAATCGCCTGGGGTTTTTGCGTGGGCAGATTGCCGCGTTTGGTGAAGCCACAGGTTCTGTCCTTATCACGCCGCCGGCTGCTGAAGCCACCCGCGCCACGCGCGAAGCCCGTTCCGCCCGGGCTGAACTCAGCGAAGCCGAACGCGAATACCAGCGCCTGGTGCAATCCGGCATTTCGCTGGCCAGCAGCGCGGCCACGGAACAGGAACGCTACGCTCAGCAGCTGCTTGCCCTTGATGCCGCGCTTGGCGCCGCGCGCATCACCCAGGAACAATACAACCGCGCCGTGGCCGCGCTGGACCCTGCCGCCCGCGCCGCGCGTGAAGCGCAGGAACAGGCCGCGCGCCAAGCGGAACAATTCGCCCGCCGGTCGCGCGATGCGCTGGCGCAGATCGGCGAAAACGCGCTGGACCGGATCGGCACCGGCCTGGTGAACGCCTTTGCCGCGGGCGGGAAGGCAGCGCTGGATTTCCAAAGCTTGATGAAGGGCGTGATCGCCAGCATCGCGGCGGATTTGCTGAAGCTGGCCATTGTGGCGCCCATCACCAATGCGGTGTTCGGCACCAGCCGCCCCACGCTGATGGGCGCCTTCCAGCCGGGCGGTGTAAGCGCAGGCGGCGGCGGCGGTATTGGCGCGGGCCAGATATTGCAGGCAGGGCAGGCGGTTTCTGGCATGGCGGGCGGCGGCGGTGGCATTATGAATATGCTGGGCCTGGGCGGTGCTGGCGCGGGCATCAGTAGCTTTTTGGCGCAGCCGATCTTTGGGTCCGCAGCGCAAGCAAGCGCCACAAACAGCGCGCTTGCGGCTATGCCTGGCGGCATGATGGGGCCGGCTACACCAGCCGCAGTAGGTGTTTCCGGCATGAGCATCGGCGCCGTCGCTGGTTCTGCCGCCGCAGGCTTCGGCGCGGGCATGCTGGGCGGCACGATTAGCGGCGGTATTCGTGGCACGGCTGATCCTACAGCTGGCAGCGCGATTGGCGCGGCCATTGGCACCGCTATCGGCTTTGCGCTTATTCCTGTTCTAGGCCCGCTTGGCCCGATCATCGGCGGTTTTGTCGGCGGCACGGCAGGCGGCCTGTTCGGCCCGACGCGCAAAGGTATGGCTGCGCGCGCCGGGGGCGACGTATTCCTTGGCGTGAATGACGCCGGCCTGTTGAACATCACAAACGCCGCCGGCAAGCGCTGGGACCAGGCTGGCGCCACGGCGGCGGTCCAACAGCAGCTTGACGCCATCAATCAAGCGGCGGCGGCGCGCGGCCTGACCTTTGCCGCGCCTGGGCAAGCGGCAATCGGTTTCGGCCAGGCTTCCGGCTCGCCGCGCGAATTGCAGCAGGCGGCGTTTATCGCTCAGCTTCGCAGCGGTAATGTCAATCAGATGACCGCCTTCTCCACGCTGGCGGGGCGGCAGTCTTCTACACTGGAACAGGCCTTTCAGGCTGCGGATTTTGTGGCGCAGATTTACGATCCGCTCACCCGCGCGGCGGAACAAACCAGCGCCTTTACCGCCGCCATGGAAGCCTTGACCAAAACCTATGATGACGCGACAGAAAAGGCGCGCGATTTGGGCCTGGCTGAAACCGATTTGCAAGCGCAGCGCGCGGAGCGTATCGCAAAGCTTGAAGCCGACCGCGCCCGCGATCTGGACATCATAGACCGCACCATTGCATCGCGCCGCATGATTGCGGCGGGCGATACGCGCGGGGCTGGCCTGACGCAATTTGACCTGCGTGCGGAAGCGGAATTGCGCGCCTTCGGGGATCAGCTTTTCGCGCTTGGGTTTGAGCGAACAGGCGATGAATACCGCCGCCGCGTGGTGGAATTGGAGCAGGTCATCGCCGATGAACGGCTGGCCGTGATGCGCCAGTTTGACAACCAGATGCGCGGCATTACGCAAGGCTTGTTGGAGAGCCTCACGCTTGGCGACTTGGGCGGCTTGCCGCTGGAAGCACGCTATGGCGCGGCGCTGGCAAGCCTTTCGGCGGCGCAGCAACCATTGTTGGACGGCGCGACGCCAGAAGAATTGGCCGAGTTTGCGCGCGTGGCACAGATTGCGCTGCCTGTCGCGCGGGAGTTTCTCGGCATTTCCGGCAGCTTTGCGGAATTGGTGGCGGACGTTTCCCGCACGCTCCGCACCGCTGCGCCGGGGAGTGATCCGGCCAATCTGGGCGCGCTTTTGGAAGCCCAGGTGGCGGGCGCTGATCGGCTGGAATTGGCCGTAATCGGCACCGGCCAGGCGCAAACGCAAGTCTTGAATAGCCTGCTGACGGAACTGCGGCGATTGACAGCGCAGAATGAAGCGCTGTTGGCGCGCGCCACTGTGTAAGGACGGAACCCATGCCCCTTCCCGCTTACCGCGCGAAACAATCTACCAATGACGCAGGCACCGGCACGATTGTGCTGAATGCCGCTGCTTCCAATGCGCGCAGCTTCGCCGCCGCTTTCGGCGCATCATCGCGGCGCATTTTATACATGATCCAATGGTCGACCGGTTTTGAGTTTGGCCTTGGCGATTTTAACGGCGGCACGCCCGGCAGCCTGACGCGCGCGACGGTGCTGCTTTCGTCAAACTCCAACGCGCTTGTGACGCTGCCGACAGGGACGAAGGATGTCTTTGCCGTATTCGCCCCCGCCGCGCGGGAGGTTGTGTCGGTTTCTGCCTCTACGACGCTGGCGCTGGCGGACCTTGGAAATGCGGTGGTGTTTACTGGAAGCACTGCCGGGGCTTTCGTGCTTTTGCCTGCCATCGCCACGGTGCCGCTTGGTGCTGGGTGGCTGGTGATCAATAGCGGAACGGTGGCGCTGACCATTGATCCTAACGGTGCCGAGCTGATCAATGGCGCAGCGACTTTGGTGTTGCAGCCGGGGCAATCTGCCCAGGTGTTCCGTGAGGCCAGCGCCTGGCGCGCGGCGGTGATGATGGGGCCAAACGTCACCGGCAATCTGTCTGTGAGTGGCGAGGTCCAATCCACCGGCCCGATACGGATGCAGGCGGGGACTGCGCTGCTGCCTGGCATTACGCCAACGGGTGATCCTGATACTGGCTTTCACGCGCCTGGCGCGAATATCTTGGCGGTATCGCTCGGCGGTGTGGAAGTCGCGCGCTGGGAAGGCGGGCGGTATCAAATAGCCGGATCGGATGGCGCCACCTTGCAGCGCGTGGCTGGCGCGTCTTATGCGCTGCGCCTGCAATCCCTGGCCGCCACTGGCATGAATGTGGAAGCCGTAAACCCGACAGAAGCGAGCTTTCAGCCTTTGCTTTTGGGTGGTTCTACTGTCACGCTTCGCACCAGCGGCACGGCGCGCGTTACGGTGCCGGCCTCGGGGGCGGTGGATGTTGTGGGGCCTTTGGCGATTGACGGCAATAATGTCGGCATCAATCGCGGAACGGAACAGGCGACCACAAGCGGCGTGTCGATTGATTTCACCAGCATCCCGGCTGGCGTGCGGCGGGTCACCGTTTTGTTTGATCGTGTTTCAACTAATGGCACGTCACCGATTATGGTTCAGCTTGGCATTTCCACTGGCATTGAAGCAACCGGATACACGGTGGGTGGAACGCGCGCTGGATCAAATAATTTTGCTTCGCACGCGGCATATACAACTGGATTTGCCTTTGGCGACTCATCCGCTATGGTGGCAGCGCAACTTTATACAGGTCGCTTACAGCTTGATCTTTTCAATGTGACCAACAATAGCTTTGTCGGAAACGGGTTTATTTCATCTAACACAGCAGGCGGATATGCTCTGTTTACTTCTGGACGTAAAGCGCTTGCGGGCGTTTTGGACAGGCTGAGAATAACCACAGTAAACGGCACAGACACTTTTGATAATGGCGCAGCTATCATCATGTGGGAGTTTTGATCATGACCCCGACACGCATTGAAATGAACGTGCTTACCGGCGAATCAATCGAAGTCGAATTGACGCCAGAAGAAATCGCTGCGCTGCCACCGCCGCAAGCGCCAGCCGTCCCGCAAGAGGTGACGAACTTCCAGGCGCGCGCCCTGCTGATGAATATGCCGGGCAGCGCGCCAGGCCGCAGCCTGTTTCAAGACGTGAACGACACACTTCAAGCCATGGGCGGCGTGGAATTTCAGGCCTGGGAATACACGACAGTATTCCCGCGCCAGTCCGCATTGATTGCGGCCATCGCGGCGCAACTGAACATGACGGAAGCGCAGCTTGATGAAATGTTCATCGCTGCGGCGGCGATTAGCGTTTAATGAAAACGCTCCGCCTGATCCTGGCCGAACTGAATACGCCATCGGCGCAGCGTGATCACTGGTTCCTCTGGTGCGCGGCGCAGATGGCCCATGCCCTGATCGGCGCAGCCTTGGCGGGGGGCTTCCTGTTTTGGCTTTCGCCTGCCCAGGCATTCGCAACGGCGGCGCTTGGCTATGCGCTGGTGAAGGAAGTGCCGGATTTCCTTCGCGAGCGGTCATGGGCCAATGCGCGGGATTGCGTGCAGGATGCCCTTTTTGTGGCGGCTGGCGCGGCCTTGGCGGTGGCAATCTCAGGCGGACACGCCGCCTTGTTTTGCGCGGTAGTTGCAGCCTGCGCGGTAGGGCTGTTCTGGGGTGCGGCGGTGCGGCTGAAAGGGGCGGGCGATGTTCGGTGATGACGCCCCGGCCATGGACGCGCCTGCCATCTTGGCGGAAGGCATGTCAAACGCGGGCCTTGCCTTTCGCCCCATGCTGACCATCGGGGACCAACCGCGCGCCGTGATCCTGGCGCTGGAAATCCAGGTAAAGGCGGTGGCGGCATGATCGCGCTTGACGCGCCGGGGATGCTGGCACCGGCCTTCCTGCCGGATGCGTTCATCTCGCCGCAGAACATTACGGCGCTGCGCTTTGCCTCGGCTGGTTTTTACTCCGCCACTACTGACACGCCCGCGCTGGAGTTTTTCGAGCCGCGCATTTTGGGCGACATTGAAATCGGGCAATCTGCCGCCGATGCGGTGGCGGTTGGCGGTCGCGTGGCGCTAACCGTGTCAGAAATCGCGATGGCAGATGCTGATGGCTTCGCCGCCGATCTGGCGCGGTATGGCATTGCGGATGGCCGGCAGGCTTGGGTTTTTTCAATTCCGGTGAACGATGCCAGCGCCAGCGATTTCGGCACCAGCCTTGCCAGCGCTGCCGTGCCGTTTTCGGGCATTGTGCGGCAGGTTGACCGCACGGGCGCATTTGCAGCGCGCCTTGCCCTGAATGACATTACGGAACGTCTATCCACCCCCTTGCAGCCGACGCTCTATCAGGGCACCGGCGGCACAGAAGGCGGCACAGACATGAAAGGCAAACCCAAGCCGGTGGCGCTTGGGCAGGTTTTCAATGTCGCGCCGGTATTTCTCGGCAATGTGGACCTAGGCGCGGGCAGCCTGCCAACTTATCAATCGCACTGGCGCGAAATCGCCGGCCATGACGCCATTCGCATCCGGGGCGTGGCGCAGACCATCATCACATCCGGCACGCCAACAGTGGGCCAGGCGCGCGATTACCCGGCGCAGGGCCTGTTTCAACTCGGCGCATCGCCGGATGGCGACGTAACCGCCGATCTGCGCGGCGATGCCGTGCCGATCTACATAAACACGCTGCCAACCATCCTGCGCCGCATGTTGGAAAGCCTTGGCGGCGCTTATGGCGCCAGCGAATTTGAAAGCACCGCCTGGGCGTTTGCCGAGGTGGATTTGCCGGGCATTGTGGGCTTCTACCAGGGCGCCACGGCGGTCAGCGCGCTATCGGCGGTAGAGGATATGCTGGCAGGCTCAGGCGCCATCCTGGCAGGCGGTAGGGCGGGGCGCTTGATCCTGGCTGATCCGCTGGCGACGGACGCGCCGCAGTTTGACGTGACCGCTGCCACCATCTTGGATTGTGAACCCCTGCCGCTTCCTGCCAGCCTTCGCCCCCTGCCGCGCGCGGTGGCGGTGCGGTGGGACCGGAACCATGCGCCGCTGTCCAACATCGCCGGTGCGGTATCGGCGGCGGATCGCCAACGACTTTCGCAGGAAGGCAGCTTTGCGCGGGCCGAAAGCGCCATCATCACATCGCAGGTGGCGCAGCAGCGCGACATCAGTTTCCGCGCCAGCTACGCCCTGGAAGCCGATGCGCTGGCGCGGGCGAATAAATGGCGCGCGGTTTTGGAAGCCGGGCCGCGCATGGTGCGGGTGGTGACGGATCGTTACCTGGGTCAGATCGAGATCGGGCAGATTGGCCGCGTCACCTATCCGGCCTTCGGCCTGCAAAACGGATTTATTGGCGTGGTGGTGGCCTGGCGCGAAAATTTGAGCGCGCGGCGGGTGGAAATCACACTTTGGGGGGCAGGCTGATGCCAGGCGCTTTTCTTTACGATAACGCGATCACAGCCGCTTCCCTTTCCAGCGATCAGGCCAATGTCGCCACGATGCCGCTGCAAAATCTGCAAGACGCGCAACCGCGCCGCCGCGCGCGGCTGAATGCTTCCAGCGCGACAATCTATGCCGATTTCAATTCGGAGCGATCTGTGGATTGCGCTGCGCTGATTTCCACCACGCTTGGCGCGGGCGCTACCGTGCGGGCGCGCGTGGGTTCTCAGGAGGCGCTGGTGGAAGCCGCGCCGGTGGTGGCGCTGGATTTCATGCAGGCGGTCCCTTCCAGCATGGCGGCATGGTCCGCCGCGCGTGGCGGTGGCGGCGGCGCGGGTGAGGCGACGTATTTCGGCGCCGATGGCCTGCTGAAAATCGCCACAGCTGGCGAGTGGCGTCTTGACCACGCGCCGGGCACGGGCGAACGGCGCGGCCTGCTGCTGGAACCAGGCCGCGCCAATGCCGCCTTGCAGGCGCAGGACTTCACGCAAGCGGCCTGGGTGAAAACCAATATCACTGCCGCGCGGGACGTAATTGACCTTCGCGGCCTTGCCAATAGCGCATCGCGGCTGACCGCCACGGCGAATAACGCGACGGTGCTGCAAAGCATCACAGCGGCAAGTGCCGCGCGCATCACGTCCTTTTATCTGCGCC